TGAAGTCGTTGACGCCCGACACGTCGTCGTACGTGCCGATCACGACGTTGGTTGAGGTCATCAGAACAAACTTGTACGAGACGCCTTCAGTCAGCCAAATCGCCTGTGCTGTCCGCCCTGCGGCGTTGAGCACAATCGGGTTGGTGTTTGGCGTGCCGCCGGACGAGTCCGTGTAGGTCGCCTGCGGCGTGGTCGTGCCCGCCGTGTACGTCCAGAGCTTACCGCCCGAGAGAATGTTGCCGTTGTTGTCGAAGAACTGCGCTCCGACACCGGCAAAAGGAGAGAGAAACACGCTCATATATACACCTGCATAACGGTCAATATGATGGACGGAATAGCCGGCACAGGAGCCGAGGCGGCAAAATACTGTAGCTGCACGTCAATACTGTCCACCGAGAAATATAACTGAAAGTAATCGCCGTTGGACAGCGGCAAGAAAAAGTTGGCAGTCGCCAACACTTCCGCATCGTTGCCTTGAATCTGTATCAAAGACGCCGAATCAGCGACCGCCGTTCCGTTGATCGCCGGCCAAATGTAGAACCGGCCGGTACCGCCCGAGGTCTTGTCGATCTGGGCGGAAAACTGGACGTTGTAGATGGCAGGGCGAGAAACCTTAATTTTGGATGTATCGCCCGGATCGCGGTAGATGCCATACGCGGCGCTGGCGTTATTGTACGTAATGGCTTTTGCGGTGTTGATGGTTGTCGCGGCTTGCGTTTGAGTCGAGTAGAACGACCCGTAGTTGACAGGCGTCGGTTCAGGCGCTCGGGGCGCCAGTTGTAGGCTTTTGATCTCGGCTTCAAATCGAGCGAGCTCGGCGTCAACTACGCCATCCGTCGTTGTCAACTCTAAGTCAGCCAGCGATACGGCAGTCGTGCCTGAGCCTGTCAGCGTGAACTGGTTGTTAAGAAAGCGGAACCACTCACGCGAGATGAGGCCCGTCCGCTCGTCAATAAACGGAACGCGAGGCGCTGGGATGTTAGTAATGTTAGGCACTGGTGCCAGAGATCCTTAACTCTGCGCCCATAATCGCCGTCACCATAGGATCGGCGGCTGTCAGTTCGTACACGCGGTCACGCGACTTAAGCGTAGCGCCGAGCCGGCGCCAGATGACGCGAGTCTGCGTCGCGCCGATGGGGCCGAGCGTCTCCCACCGCTCGTGGCTCCAAGTGTGACCGCCGTCGTCCGACCAGCGCAGCATGACCTGCGGGAGCGGCACGCTGTTAGCCGGCAGTCCTTCAATCTCAATACGACCCATGTCCTGCTGGAGCACAAGACCAGGCTCTTGTTGAGCCATGTAAGCCGGATCGTCGTACAGCCCGCCCACACCTGTTTGGCAGTCCAACTGCAACTGGTGGTGGATGGTACGCGTCAAGTTATTGGCACCTGTCGGCAGCGCGCGCCAGCGGCGCATCCAACGCTGCTCGCGCTCGTCGTCGCGGAAGTAGCGCAGGTCGAACTGGTAGAGCTTACCGTTTTGGAAGTCTCCAACCACCGGCTGACCTTTGAAGCGTGCGTGACAGTTGGAGCGATGGCGCTTGAACTTGCCTTTGTCAAAGCCCGCACGCTCATGCCATGCGCCTGTCGCAGCGTCGTACACCCACGTCGTTTCAGCGCTTGGGAAGATCAACACGTAGAACGCGTGGCCGTCCTGCTGGTACGTGTAGGCGAGCGCGTCGGACATATTCGCGTAGCCTTGGATGGCAAACTCCACCGCGTGCGTTGAGACGCGCACGCCTTGGTAGCCTTGAGCGCGGTAGACGACGCCTTGACCGCGAGCGTCTGCGCCGAGCCAGAACACGCTGTTGTCGAGCTTGGCAACCGAGTACGGTGCGATGCAGCCGATCTCGTTGTAGGCGCCTTGGATGCGCTCTAGCGGAAAGTCCGGGTTGCCGGAGTTGTACCAAACCTCAACCGAGTTGGTGCCAAAGAGCCACGCTTCACGGTGATCCACGATCAACGACACCAAGCCATCGGGCGAGCCTTCGGCGCTGGCAAAGTCAAGCGGATCAACCGATAAACCGTTCAGCAGCGCCGTCACCCACACACGTTGGCTGTTCGGCTCGTTGAAGACAAAGTAGCCATCCAGATAGCCGACCGTCACTGCACCCGGAAAGTCCGGGTCAGTGATCTGCGCGAACACGTTCGTGTTGGTGTTGTAGATGTAGCTTGTGGGGTTACACGCCACAAAAATTTGGATGCCGTTGTCCGACATAGACACCGGGCCAGAGCCGTCGATGTCGCCGAGCTTGGTAACATTTAAGTTACTGTCTACTTTGTAGAACTCGCTGCCCGAGGCGACGTACAGGTTGTCTCCCAAAGGATACAGCGCACGAATCGGCCCGGTGCCGACCGTCATGTACTGCCGCAAGCCGGGGCAGCGTTGCAGGTACGCAGGTTCCTTGCCGCCCTCTGGTATGACCTCGGGGTACAAGTTGACCAACCGATTGTCGGCCGCGTTTACGCTGCGAGCAACGTAACTCGACCCGAGGATCGGCGACTTCATCAGTAATTACCAGCAAAAATATTGTACCGATTGCGCCGCGCCATCAGGCTGTACGGCATCGCCATCACATCGTGCGGGTTGTTGATGCGCTTGAGGTTGCGCTTGCTGTACATCGCCACGCGACGCACATCTGGCGCTGGCTCAACGCCAAACTCCGGCGCGAGTTCCAGCGCCAAGTTGTAGCGGAACGCCCGCAGGTAGCCAGGCGGCATGAGGATTTCCGTCTCTAGCGTCGCCGGATCTAAGAGGCGCTGCACCGAGATAAAGTGGAACTCCAGCGTCTTGCTCGGCACCGGATAGACCGACATGGAGATGTTCGGGAACGTATTGTTGACGAACATCACCTGCGGATAGGTGCTTGTAACCGTCTTAACCGCAATGTTGTTGTATTGCAGTTGGTTGATAAACTTGATGCCGTACGCGACGTTGGTCGCGGGGTCACGGAAGAAGGACGAGTCGTCCAACTGGATCGGACGCTGCTGCGCGGGGACGGGGTTGCCATCCTCCAGCGACAGATAGTCGTCGTCCTGCGTGATGATCGGCACTTCTGATTGCGTGCCGATAACGTAAACGAAGTCGCCTGTAGGGCCGAGCGTTTGGATACGCGCATTGGACGGCCAAAAATAGGTTTGGTCTTGCGTACAGAACACGGCGAGACGCTCGGTGTTCCAACTGTCAACCATCTGGTCAAAGGCCGACAGCGCATCTTGCGCCATCGACGCCGAAGGCGTCTCGCCCTCGGCCAAGATACCTAGCAGACGTAAAGCCCCGTTAATCTGATCGCCTGCGGTTGCCATGACTTATTCTTTCCTCTTGCGACGGGCTTTCAATTCATTTCCGACCAAAACGGATTCGGACGGCGCAGAAGTTTCCTCCTGCACCGCCCGCTCCGAGGGGTCGTACTCTTCCCATCCGTTCTCATAGTCCATCGCTACTTCCAAATCGGAGATAGCGACTTTTGTCCCATGAACGGGATGTCGAAGGTAGAAGTGCATACTTACGGAAGAATACCGTAGGTCTGCAACTTGCTCTCCAGTTCCGCTACGCGAGCTTGGAGATTGGCGATCACAGCCAGCACCGTGTTGCCTTCGTCCTTTGTGACGAAGCCATAGGCGCTGCTGTTCACCAAATCCTGAATCGCGTAATCAGCGGTGCCAGGAGCCGTAGAAGTGATCGTAGTCAGCGCGGCAGTATTCGCAGCAACTTCAGGAACGAAGCGAGCTCCGTCCAAAAGCTGATCCGCATACGCCACACCAATCGGCTTAGTATTCGGCATGGATATATCCTCTAGGCAGTGCCCCCTACGGTATCACCCGTAGGGGGCTTTTGCTATTAGCCGAGACGGTAGGCCGTCCAAGCAGCGACGCCGGTCTTGCGAGCGCGGAAGTGAGCCGACGTACCGTCAGCAACCACCGCCGAGCCAACCATCGTCCAGCCTGTGCCCGAGAAGGTCACGTCGTTAGCAGCGTTGTCACCGAGGTTGATGCAGTAGAAATCAAACGTGCTACCCACGCGGGCGCTTGAAACCGCCGCATCTACATCAGCCGCAGCCGCTAGCGAGTACGTGCCCGCGTCCGTGCCGCCCGAGTCAACGGAGAAAACTCCGTTTTCAAGGTCAGCAACGGCAATCGTGCCCGTTGAACCCGCGTACGCAGTGATCGAATCAAGAGCGCCGAGAACCGCCTCTTTAGCGTTACCGACGCCGACCTGATAACCACCAGAACCATTAGGAAGTGCCATTTTTAGTTACTCCGTGAATAAGGTTAAGAATTAGCCCCAGATGCGGCAGGCCATCTGCGGACGAATCACCGAGTAGCCATACAGCACGTCGATACGGCAGGGCATACGGTCGTTGTTGATGTCGTACTGACGGACAACGCGCATGGAGATACCGTTGTGGACTTGACGGCTCGCCATGTCAACGCCCTGCGGGAGCAGGAGGTCGGCGGTGGCAAACGTGATCGCGTCCTTGTGGTACACGAGGTTCTGCGCGTACTGACCCGCAGCCGAGCCGAGCATCGTGATGTCGGCGTTGTCAGCCGGGAAGTTCGTCACAGTCGCCAGAGCGTGCGAGGCAGTGTAGAGCGCCGGAGCAAACTTCAGCGTGCCCGAGGACGAAGCCGTGAGGTCTTCCGTCACAACGAACTGCTGCAAGCTGCCGGTGGACTCGCGGGTCTGCGGGTTGACCGCGTACACACCTTCCATCGTGAACACGTCGCCGACCTTCCAAGTCTTGGACGAGCCAGTGAAAGTGATGGCGACCTGCGAGGTGCCCTGCGTGCTGATCGTGCCGTCCACTTCGATGCTGGTACCCCAGTCACCGTTCGTGTGCTGCTTGATCGACTGCGACATGTTGATCTCTTCGTAGCCCAACACGCCAACACCCATCAAGCCGTTCTTGAACTGACGGCTGATCGTGTCGGTCGGGTTGAAGAGACCCTTCATGCCCTCAACGAGCGCAGCGTTGGCGGCCGGGTTGACGGTCGCATAGCGCGGCGACATGACGGCAGCGGCTTCGTTCAGCTTCTGCTGGGCCTGCAACAGCACGAGCGAGGTGCCCGGCGTGGTGCCCGGCGAACCGACCGACTGATAGACGCTCTTGAAGCTGTTGGCAACGTCGGCGTCGATGCTGGCGGCCAACTGGCTGATACGCGGCTTGAGCACGCGCTCGGCGAAGTCGTCCAACTGGAGGGCCATTTCGGCGCTGGTGAAGTTGACACCGATGTGCTTCTGCGAGGCGACGCTGAGAGTGGTGTACTGCTCGTTGTCGTCCTGCACCTGCAACGCGGCGCCGTCGGTCACGAGGGCACGATCCGGCAGACGGATGCGGAGGGTCGAACCGATCTTGGCACCTTCAACAGCAAAGCTGTCGTCGTACTGACGGTTGACGTTACGGGTGATCACAAGGTTGTTCTCAAGGATTTCGAGAGCCTTCCTCGTGATCATGTCAATTGTAAGAAGTGAATTTGCCACAATAATCTCCGAAAAAAGAAGAAGTTAGCGGTTACGTGATGCCTCCCACTTCTTAATCTGTCTCATGCGCTCGGCTTCAATCCACTCGGACGTGCTCATCTCCTTGACGGAGCGAGGGTCGGTCGTGTCTCTAACCGGCGCACCTACGGACTTGGCCGTGACAGGCTTAATCGGCGGAGGCGCATTAGTAGTCTTTTTGACCGGCGGATTGTCGGCTATCTTAGCCTCAATCTTACCGATCTCCTTGGCTTGCAGGTAGGGGCTCAAGCGGGAGATACGTTCAGCTTCCTTCGGGTTGGATCCGAGGTAGTAAGCTACATCGGGGCCGACATCGGAGGCCTGAATCGTCTCAGCCATCACGGCCGTAATCGGCAGAGCGTTGTTGTAGGCGACTTGTTCAAAGTCGTCGTACTTCTCACGCGCCGCCTCTTCACGCTCGTGATAGGCGTCAAGGAGCTCCATCTTCTGCCGCTGCGCTTCCCGCTGGGCAAGCAGTTCCGCCGCCTTACGCTCGGCCAAAGCCTCTGCGTATGCAACCGGATCTTCTTCCTTCGCGGGTAACGGTGCGGACGCTTCTGCCCGAGGGGCTTCGGCGCTTTTCAGAGCTTGCTCCCGTTCCCACTTGCGACGTTCTCTCGCAAGCCTTTTGCCGACCATCGCGTCTAACTCTTCTTGAGTAAACGTCTTGGCTGGCTTTTCTTCCGGCTGTGCTGCCTCTTGGGCAACGACTTCGGGTTCCG